GCTTGGTAGCAATGCTGTCATAAAATATCTCAGAACGACCAGCGGATAAGTCATCCACTGATGCGGTCAATAATAGTTTGTCACCCAAGAAAACTTCCCAGGCACTCTTGCCTAGGTTTTGGGTACCATCTTCGTTAGAAGCCTTGATAAAACGAGCTCTCAAAGAGGCGCGGGCTAACATTTCTTTACGCTTGAGTTCGTCTTTTGGCTCAGCAGAGCTTGGAGAAGGGTGAAGACCATCAACTGGACCCACACCTGGAAAAGGTGGTTGTCCAACCATCTGCTTATCTTCATACTCACGTAGCTCTTCATTGAGCTTATCCTTGGGGTACTTAGCTTTACCTGGGGTTGGTTCATTAACACCACCGCCACCTTGGTAGTAAGACTTGCTCTCTAGAGCATCTTTAGCTAATTGAACGATAGCTTCACGTCGCATAGCACGCTCTTCCACTTCAGCACGAGCTAACATCTTCTTACGAGCTAGTTCATCTGATGGATCAGCGGAAGCTGGGGATGGATGCATTCCATCAACTGGACCGACTTCTGGAAATGGAGGTTGTCCTACCATTTGCTTGTCCTCATGCTCACGAAGTTGTTCGTTGAGTGGGTCTTTAGGATATTTCACTTGACCTGGGGTTGGTTCGTTTACGCCACCAGCACCCTGGAAGTAGCCCTTTTTATTAAGTTCGTTTGATCCAGTCATATTTTCCTCTTGTGTATTAATAGAAGTTTTTGCTAACTTATCCAAGCTTTGTTTCATTTGGTTTAACTTGGCTTCGATAGCGGCTGTAACTTCACGAAGCTCGCTAATACCTGCCTCTTCAGCAGATGCAAACCTTGCAGTTTGCGGAGTTTGGAGAGCCAATCCCGAATCCGTCGGTGCGCCTTCATCCATGGCTATAGAACCTGACGACTGATTATATACTGAAGAATTAGTATCTTTTTCAGAAATTTTTGTAGATTGAGCAATTTCAGCCAATCTTTGGAAGGCTTCATCTAAATCAGCCTTAAACTTTTCAATATTATTGGCATTAATATGAATGTCAGTAGAGCCCCCACCCTCATTACCTTTCGGATCCTGTAAGTGTAAATCTGCAGAAAAGCCTAAATCAGCCAGTTTTGCCAATTCTTGGGCTTTATTTTCTACATAGGTATTGAGAGTATTGGCGGCAGCCAACACATGTTTAATGGTAGCTCTGTTATCGGCGCCATTCATAACTATAGATAATTCAATAGGATTTAGATCTACGTTAATTTCACCATAACAAGACTTGTTCTTCATATGCTGACAGAAGTCTTGTTCAGTACGAGCCACACGAGCGCAATCAGAACAGATAGCTCGACCTACCGCAGTTCCCATGGAAACGCAATTAGAAATACCCGTGGAAACATTGCGAGCCAATTGTGGATAGCCAGCTTTATCCAAAGCGCAAAGGGCAATCACTCTCTTGAGATTACGATCATAATAGGTATCAACAATAAAACCTCTGACATGATCTACCGAACTGGACTTATGATCGATGCAAAGAGGCTTGTGGACCCACTTTTTATGTGCTTTAACTAATTCTGCTTCAGGGAAAATATCACCATTAGAATTTTTATATGGTTTTACACTAGGATCAGTAGTAGTCCACTTCCAAGTGTTATTGCTAGTATCCCAACCTACTTGAACGGCTTCCCCTTTAGCAGTTAACTTGGGGGTGCCATCATCATTAAGAGCGGCAGCTTCGGCAGCATGCATCATAACGGCACTGAAATATAAGAAATCCTCCGCCTTGGGAGCAATCTTTTTTAGATTGTTAGCAAACTTTTGGAAGTTCTCTAGAATATCTGCACTAACGGCAGGAATACAAGACTCTGTATTCTCAATTCTAATTTCAGTGGTTTCACCAAATTTACTAAATGACATGTATTAACTCCCTGACTTCTTTTCAAGAGAAGTATCAGTTTTCTCATCTTGTATGACAGCTTCTTTGACAGACTTCTTTTGATCTTCCGTCAATTTTGACTCTGGAAGAATATCTGTAATTTTGCCATCTGCGTATTTTATGAACATAATAATATTACCTTTTATTACCATCATACGTCAATATTGACATGAAATTAATTGGACTTTAGAACTTCATAGCGTTTACGTTGAGCTTCTGACATTCTTCGTTTTGTTTCTTCTGACTTGGGCTTTCTCATTTTTTGCTTGCTTTCTTCAGAATGTTTTTTACCCTTTAATGCATCAGATAAGTTTTGTTTATGATCTTCTGAAAATACAATATCCTTCATAGTTTCAGATATTTTGTTTTTTACTTCCATAGAACGCGGTTGCCCTTTATTATGAGCAGGTTTTCCCTTTAATGCACCAGATATCTTCTGTGCGTGTTGTTCTGAAAGTTTTTTATCTTTTTTAGCTATTGACATTTTTTGCTTAGTTTCTGCGGTTATTATTTTGCCCTTTTGAGCAATTGACATTTTTTCTTTTGATTCTTTTGAATGTTTTTTGCCCTTTCGTGCTTCAGACATTTTTTGCTTAGTTTCTGCAGATACTTCACATTTAGGAACGTGCCCTCCCTGTCGAGCAACATTATATCCCTTTCCAGTAGATACATGACTTTCATATTGTAAAATAAGTATAGTTTCAACTTCATTAATATCTTCTTGACATTTACCAGGCTTTCCACTCTGACAAACACAGTCCTCAATACCAGAAGCAATTATCTCAAAATCAAAATTACTATTACCATATTCTTTGATTTTTTGAGTAATTAACATGCTTGGATTATCTTTAGCAGAATTATTTTTATGCGCATACCAACGTTTTTGTGGTTGAAGACTTTGTCCAATATATAATTTTCCATTTGTTATGTTAGTAATTTTGTATATTTGATGAACTTTTCTCATATAAATATACATTTATATGCCTATTATTGTGGACTTTTCTCTCGAATAATTGAATTCAGTTGATCTTGTCTCTTTTGGTACAAATCCATAATTAATGGAGTTTGTTTTTCTACCTTCATCTGTAAATCTTGACTTACAGAATCTACCCAACTTGTGGCTAAAATATTGTTTTGCACATGTGGCTTAATTCTTTCATCGATAATCTCATCGATATCATCACACTGATGTTGCACGTCCTCAATAGATGTTACTACATTTTTGGGAAAGTCTTTGGACTGCAGATCATCAAAAATTTCAGCAAACTTGTTAACTTTTACCTCTAATTCGTCAATAGCAGATATCATAGACTTCATTAATTTAACAGACTGAGTATCGGAAGCAAATAATTGCATAGTATTAACACACTCAAAAGCTATTTCCTTGAAATGATTGAAGTTTTCAATAGCCTTATCACGAAAACGACGAATAGCAGCACGAGCCTTCATAACTTCATCTGGACTCATATCTGGGTTGTCCTTGAAGGGAGTTTTCATAATATTAAGATGATCGGAAGCTTGTTGTAGGGCTTTTAAGGCGGTAGAAAAACACAAAAGAGCCTGCTCTGCCTGTTTCTTTTCTACATCAGAAACTTCGTATGACATGCTGACTGAATACGCTTTAACTATTTTGGACATATAAATTACCTACTAACTGATTAGCTCTCAATGCAATTTGTCGTTTTCTGTCTAAACAAATGGTAGCATCTTTATACAAGAAATTTGATATTTTTATAATATTTCTATTACCACCGTATGCTAACATGCCACATCCGCTAGGCATTGGTATATCATAATTTCTATGAGTAAAATTACATTCTTGTTCTAATATATTTCTATAATCATTAAGAAATGCAGGCGTTCCCCTTAAATTAAAACAAACTTTCTCATTACTTTGCTTCTGAATATAAAAACAACCGTCTCCGTCAAAATACCCTCTCATAAAATGAGATTTTAATGGGTGATTTATTATCCAACTAGGAAAAGTATATATTAAACTTTTGGTGGGAACAATGTTAAATCTCTGTAAATCATCACATAATTTTCTTGAACTAATATTTAATACACTTGCGCCGCCATATCCATTTTCATAAAAATGAATCGGTCTATTTGATTTTAATATATTATTAACTTTAATTAAAAAATCACTATCTTTGGCAGATAAATTAATAGAAAGAAAACAACTATTTTTATTTTTGTAATGAACACATCCATCAGCCGCTATGAACCCTGCAATATAAAAGGATAATTCATTATCCTGTGAAAAGAAACTATCATCACATATATACTTTTTACGATTTTCCCCGCGTGTTCCAAATATTTGTGCAGCCGTAATATCATAAATTGATAAATACTTCTGTATTGTAGATCTAGAAACTTGAAAATGATCAGCAACCGCTTTCACTGTTTTTAGCTCTAAATACTTCTGTTCTAACTCTATTTTATCTATTTTAATCATAGAAGCGTCCAAAATAATTCTACATCAGTCGTAGAAGAATCCGCCATAATTTTCTGTGGGCCCGAAGCCGCGACTGCCGGCATCATTATTGAAAACACCAACTTGAGGAATGGTTT